GACGTGCATCACAGGCTTTTCGCCGCGATACGTTGTTACATTCAAAATCTTGGCCTCTCTTGTCGCACCAGCTTGCGTGTACTGGATACGGTCAGCCTGCGTCGGATAATAACCATCCAGTTCGTCCGCCCCAATCGTTACTCGAAGGTCTGTCGTTTGATACAAGCCATCTGATTCACGAGAAGAAATGTTCTGAATAAATCCCTTTACGGAAACCGTTGTGTCCGCTCCAGTGACATCTCCTGTAGCTGGGTCGTATGCACGAGGAGTGACGGTCTTGATATACGTGATTGATTGACCCCAATCAGCCAAAACGCTGGTTGGAATCGGCTTAAAAATGTCGTCTACAAGCGCCATATCAACCCCTCACCACACGAACTTGATAGCTGCCACTACCGCCCAGGCAATAAGCGCCAAGGTAAGACTGCAGCCAAGGGTAAATATCAAAAACGTTATTAACGGTTCCCGTAGCTTGACTAGCAGTGTTGTACTTAACTTTGAGATCACCGAGTTCGACTTGCTCGTATAGCCCCTTATCGCCGGTATTCCCTGTAATCGCGTCCGTGTCATTGGCTAGCGCGTTGGCTAACTCATAAGTAGCGTATTTGATGTCATCTGGAATCGCAGAGCAGGTCAGCTCGACGCGATCCACATGATAATTATTGCGAGGCCAGCTCAGGGCTTGGCCTGCATCGCAACGATCACCGTAAAAATTCAACGTGTCGATCCAGCGTGTGGCTGAAATCAATGCACGATTTTTGTTGTCGTCAGTCTTATTGTCCCAGTTCGTGCTGCTTGGAACGGTTTCAAAATACGTGTTGGCTTCGGCCAACGTCACATAGCTGTTGGCTGTCGCACTCTTCAGTGTGGCGTTGATCGTGGCAGCCATAGCGCAAAAAGAAGGTGGCCCCACCTAATGGTAGGGCCTTTGCTCTGATCAAGAAAGATCAGATGGTGGTGGTATCCAGGGGGCTGTTGACAGTCATCTGAACCATAGGAATCAGATCAATGTCATAGGTAGCAGCCCAGTTACCAGACGTAGCCAGAACGGCATTGGTCGGGTTGTCAGCAGCGTTGCTCCACTTCGTACCCATCACGTGATAGGTGGAGTGGTAGTCAACAGACAGCACGTCCTGCTTGGAGAGCACGTTGCGGTCAGCTTCAATCCGAAGATCCTGCTGCACACCTTCAAGGATGGTGCCGGACTTGGTGAGATAGCAGTAGAACTCACGCTGGTGGCCAGAGGTGCCAGGAGCAACAGTGTTGACCTGTGAGTCAACAATGACGCGCATACCGGCAAACTCACCAACTTCGCGAGCGCCAATGCCAACACCACCGCCACCCCAAGTCACTGCGCCAGAAGCAGCAAGTGCAGAGGTAGAGAAGGTCAGCATTCCTACCTGATACAGGTAGTAAGCGACGGAGGGGTGGACAATCAGGGTGTCCAGCTCTTCGCCACGCTCACCAAGGACTGAACGAGCTTCTGCAACGTTGGCAGCACTCAGGAAGTTGGCTTCAGCGCCACCAGAGGCAGCAGCAACAGCTTTGTCCAGAGCGTTACCAGACAGAGCAGAACCAAACAGACCAGCAAGCTGAGAGAACAGACGTGCGCTGTTCAGCTTGTTGATGGCGTCAGCCAGCTGATTACGGATGTGAAGCATCGGATCTTCACCAGCAGCCAGAACTGCAACGTCATCCACTGCATACGCAAAACCGCGATGGCAGATGGTTGCAATCTGGGTTCCGGTTCCGATCTTTTGAGGAGTCAGGTAACCGGCAGTGCTGGTGCCCCAAGTTGCAGTACCGTCCATGATCTCCTCAGTCGGAGACACGGGGTTGAACTCAGGAACTTGAATGCGAGTACCGCCATCTCGTGAATCGAGAAGAGCGTTACGAACAACAGCGCCAGACTTGATGAACAAGCTGCGCTCTTTAATTGCCTCAGACACATAAGTGCTGAGATTATTCCTTTTTACGATGTCCGCTAGAAGGACACCGCCGGAATAATTCTGAAATGGTGCGGCCATTTCTTATTCAGGGTTAAGGTTTGCGGGGTCTCAAGTCACAGACTCGAAAGTGGTGTCCCACAGGGACTATTTACCGGCCTCTCTCTTGAGCACAGCTGCAAGATCAGGGTCAGTAGCTTCCAAGGTCATTTGCCTTGTTAGGTTAATACTACCTTCTGCCCAAGGATTAGCGACACCTTCGGTCCCAGAAACGCCGGTAATAGGCTTAGCGCCCATGCCTGCTTGTGCGCTGGGCTTAAAATGATGCTCAAAACCTGAGCCAGGATTTTTTAGCTTGGCAAGATAAACACCAAGATCCTGCTCAACGCCGCCATCGAGCACTTTGACGGCACCGCTTTCAGACTTTTTCAGGTTGGATTGCACCAACTGAAGCATCTGTTCAGCGTTGATTGCTCCAGCTTGGCTAATTGCAGCCAAAGCTGAATTTTTCATCGCTGCAGTCTCGTTAGACACCCGAAGATCGTCCAACTGACGCTGCAATTCAGCAATTTGCTGCTCTTTAGCTTGAGCAGTCTTGTTTGCTTCTTCCCAAAGGTCTTTCCACTGACCTTGGTCTTCAAGCGTTTTCTTGCGTTGGTCGTCTTGCTTTTTGTAGACTTCATCCAACTTGCTCTTGATGCCTTGGAATTTTTCCTCGGCTTCACTGGCACGTTGCTGGAGCGTCTGAATTTGCTGCTCGTATGCAGAAACATCGACAGCAGGAGTCTCAGTCGCAGCCACGGGCTGTTCAGGCGACACCACGGGTGTCTCCTGGATGACTTGTTCTTCCATTATTGGAAACTGGTTTACTCTTCTACTTTACTAGTCTTTGCTTTTTTAGCGGCAGGCTTTTTTGCTGCGGGCTTTTCTTCTTTTTTGGGAGGATTGATTTCCTCGAAACGAAGTCCCATGGGAACAAAAGCTATTACTCCCCTACTGTACCGCTCTCTTGAGTCTCTGCTGCAGTAGGCAAAATCTCGCCCTGAACCAGCATGTCGCGGAACTCTTCGCGGTCGATGACCTCGTTCTCAAACAGCTGCGCCATTGCAGCAATATCCTGACCAATCAAGCGTTGCAGATCAAAATCACGGCTGATCTTCACCTCAGGTGGCTCAATACCCAAGTAATTGGCAGCCAAGTCGTATGACTTCTGCAAACCTGACTCCAAATCCATCGACACCATCGACAGCATCGAATTGGTGTCAATACGATCCAAACGACGAGCATCCGCAGATTCAGCAACAAACTTCTGCTGGCTCAGCGTACTGATGCCCAACGTCGCCATCTGCTGCTGTAACTCCTGGATTTCCGCCGATTGCGCCTCAAACGCGCTTGCCGCAGGCTCCACGTAATAGACCTTGTTACCCGGCTGGGTCGCCATCGCGTAATTAACGCTGATAGCCATGTCTTTCGTCTGGTCATCCCATCCCTCAAGAACGAGCATCGGTTGCGAAGCGATGTGGAGACTGTGGATAAGATCCGCTTGCCGTTGATAGTGGGCCAAATTGAGATGAGCAATGTCCAACAGCGGTGGCTTGCTGGTCATTGTGTCTGTTTTGTTGGCGTAAATCGTCACCAACGGAATCTGACCAAGTGAGAAATCGCCAGACTCAACCAAGTCGTACTGTGCTGTAGCGTCGGATTGATTGAATGCAGAGGGGTATGGAAACTGCCCTTGCATCTCTTTCTTTTGCTCTTCTTGCCGGAAGACGCGATAACGACCAGGCTCGATGACACGTACTTGGTCATACACTTTTTCTCCGAACTCGCCGTCAGGAACTACAGCTTTTTCGCCAATCCGAACTTGCGTAAGGTTTCCATAATTGGTTTCGCGGTCCAGTCGCCACCCGTAGACGTTGGTTGGATCCACTTCAATCCAATAGGGCCGACGATTAAGAGCACGCTCTTCTGCAAGACTTCTCGCGCCCGAAGGCGCAGGAAAATCAACCAACGTGTGACAGTGCCCATATGTCAGGGCACAGATCAAGAGTCGTCGAGCGTATTCATCTAGATCCGACCCACAACCATCAACATCCTTATTAAAGACTTCTGTCCAGTAAGGGTCGCCTTCAATACTGATGGGTTTACGCAAAATCAGGCCAGCAGCCGCTCGCAGCAGACGTTGCGTGTAAGGCGTAAAAACGGACCGATTTACACGCGCTAGATACGCTGAATAGTCCTCACGCGGCTCTAAAGGCAGAAATGCTTCGCAGTTGTCACGCAAATACTCCGTGCCGTTCGTGACGGCTTTCATGATCTCCCAGCCCTTCATCTGGTCAATGACGGCCCGTGTACGCACAAACGGACTGTCAACACTCCCTAAATAGGAGCTGCTGACCAAATGGGTCCTGACGAGCCCTGGAACGGAGTAAGTCATGTCACCATTTTACTTTGTTAGCCCAATATGCGGCACTGGTTTTCCCCTTGGCAATGTTCTTCGCATGGCGCTTTTTAAATGCCGCACGCTTCTTTTTCATTGCTTCGCTTTCACCAGCTTTTGGCTTACCAGCCGTCTTTGCACCCTGTTGCCCAAATCGAATCAAACGATCCTTACCGTTCTCCTTTATTACAACAGCGTGAGATTTACCGCTCGAATGGCCTGGAGTGGCGATTGGTTTGTTGTAGCCATCAAATGTATGGCCGCCGCGTTGGATTTTAGCCATGGTAAGCAACAACAATATGCGGCGTTAAAGCTACTGTGCCAGATGAAATGGACGCAATTCGCATCCGAATTGTCGTGGCAGCCCTGCCGGTATAAAAATAAACGTATTGACCCGCAGCATTGATTGTTTTGCTGGTGTCAATCGTGAACCAATTCCCGTTGCCGTTGAAGTTTGCCTCTAATGCAATAGTAAAGTTGGCAGTACTGGTTACATTTGCGGCAAAAGAGTATTCACTAGAGTGTGCGTGGACTTGAAACCAGTCATCCACTAAACTCATTGCATTGCCAGTGAACTCCACTGTGTTGGTGAAACGATCTGTAATGGTTGTGCCGACATTGGCCATTACTTTTTACCCTTGGGCTTACGTTTTTTTGCTGTTTTAGCAGCTTCCTTGAAGTTTTTTGCTGTTGGAGCGCCAGGATCGCCCGGTTTACGCATTTTTTCGCCAGAACCCGCCTTAATGCGACGACGCTTGGCCGCGATATTGGCGTATAAACCGCGCTTTTTGGCTGGCATGACGAAAACTCCAGTGATTACAACTTAAACATCACATCTTTTTGCCGCCTTTTTTCGTGCCCTTTTTGGTCCCCTTCTTGGTTCCGTAATGGCCAGGCATGACACGAAATGCGACGACATGCCCAGTCTAGCGCTCCAAATGATTGCGGACTAGAACCGGCTCACGCGCCTGCGTCCCTCGCTCCTGATCCGCTGCAGGAGACTTGTCCTTCGCCTTTTGGCAAAGTTACTCAACCATTTTAGTAGATGCGATAACTCGTTGCTCCCAAAGTCTCAGGCTTGGCAAGGTTGAACTGTTGCAACACCAAATACCCGAAAGCATCAAAGGCGTGGTCCACTCCTAGGTTTTTGTTAGGCAAACCAGTACCTGGCGCGTAAGTCAGCGTTCGCAACGACTTGATCAACTCCTTACACCTCGGATGGATCTTGACCCGACGCGCTCCAGAAGCATCCATTAGGCCAGTATTGACCGCTGTGATCTTGTCGCGGATCTTCCACGGTGATCGCGGTGATTGAACCGTAAAACCACTGCGTCTAAGGATTGCGTGGTCCGTTACACCAACACCACTAGTCTTCCTTGCACCGCCTGTTGGGTCAGGACACGCGATAACTCGGCGATCCACACCGTATCGACGGGTCACTTCTTCCGCAAAATCCCAAGTGGTCGCTCCACCCGTCAACATAATCTCGTCAAACACGTACAACGTGTCGCCATTCTTGACTGCGCAGATACCGCTCATTGGATCCACGTTGAAGTCAACGCCTAAAAGCAGCGGCTGAATTGAAATGTCCTTCGCTTCTGTTGAAATGTTGTCGTCTGAAAAGCTGATGGCCACCAAACCAGTCAGATTCTCGAAGGACGCTTCAAATTCCTGGCGGAACGTGCGCGTATCAAGTTGAGCGCGGGCTGCTTCGACCTCGTGCTTACTGACGTTTCCACCTTCAATCGTTGTATAGCTCCATCGTTGCCATTCTCCTGTTTCGTCGTCTGGCACATAACACCACAAGTCATAAAACCAACTAGCTGTACCGTCTGGCGTCGAAATAAACAATGCCCAACCCTCCTTATCCGCTAAAGCAGGCCGGATCACCTCAAACCACACCTCTGAATCCATAAATGCTGCCTCATCAAGCACTACGCCCGATAAACTCCGGCCCCGCAACGCCATTGCGTTCTCAGTGCCCTTCAATTCGATCGTTGAACCGTTGATTAGCTCGATTCGTAGGTCCGTCTCGTTCTTAGTCTTGATCCAGACCTTTGGAACTAGCTTTTTTAACGCTCGCCACGCAATATCCTTTGCCATCCGATAAGTCGGAGCACAATAAAAAAACGTCTCGCCTGGCTTGTTGAGCGCTCCACGTAATAGCTCAACGCATGAAAGGTACGATTTGCCGAATCGACGACCGGCAACTAATACACGGAAACGCTTTTCGCTCGAAAAGACTTGGCCTTGTGCCCATCGAAGACTGATGGGCTCGGTTTTGACGCTCATGCCTATTACATTACACAGGTTTTCAACCCCTACCCCCCTCCTCATCGTGCCAGAACACAGTGTGGGAGGTTATTATCTGAAAAAAGGTCGATAGGTTGATGCCTGAACCTCTAACGGATCGCACCACACAAGCCAAAGAAGATCGCGTTAGGCGGCTTTATCGACGACAGCTCGATGGATTGTCGGCTCGTGCGCTCGTGTACGACCACAAAGAGAAAGAACAGATCTCAATCAATACCGCTTGGCGCGATTGGGCAGAAGTTAAAAAGCTCGTTGATGAAGACTGGCAAGCAGATCGCGAAAACATGCTCGCCCGTCTTCAACACATGCGCACCAAACTGTTCCATCAAGCTCTCAAGAAGGGACAATTGCAGACCGCAAGTCAAGTGCTCGACTCCATTGGACGTGTCATCGGTGAGTCCGTTGAAACCGTCAACATCCAAGCGCCTGAACTCAAGATCTCCATTGAAAATAAAGACGACTGATCTGGCGTCCTGAAAACTTGACCCCTGCCCCCACTTAGGGGGCTTTTTTATTACACGAATACTGTTGTGCAGACATGTGTGTAAGTAGTGGGCAACCTGCTACCCGCTACAGGGATCTGCAACCCTGCCCCCCGGCAGCTGAGCAGCCAGGCAGCCAGCGGAAAAAAACGGAAAACGTGGGAAAAACTGCGAAAAACCAAGATTTTGCCAGCGTGTGACGGTTGGCAAGCTGACCTAATTTGTCCCCTGACTATTGCAAGACACCAATAGGTATGCAATACTGTAAGAGAGGAGAGGGGAGATTCTCCCCGCTCTGCCAGTTCAGAACCTTGACAACTACATAGGGAGCAGATCCGCACTAACAGCACAGCCCCCAGGGTTGCAGCTGCTAGCCGCAGACAGCAGACCCAAGCGGTCAGCACGTCAGGAGCTTGCTCCCACTCAATGCAAACGAACCAACCCAAACCAACCTATTCAACCAATGAAAACGTTTTTAAGTTTGCTCACCGCTTATGTTGCGGCGGGTGCCTTCGGCGTTGCTTTCGTCCAGACAGCACTAACCGAATCGCTCCAACAGCACAGCGGTACGCAGTCTTATGTGCGGGT